TCTTATATGGTAGGTGGGGGGGGACTAGTACCGAGACGGTCTCCCATTATAGTACATACCTCTCCAAAATTTTATATGTAATTCTGATAATATGTATTACAAGTTGGTCTCCCATTATAATACTATAAACTCTCCCAAATTTTATATGTTATTTTGATAATATGTATTACAAATAATACTATAAACCCTCCCCAATCTCATTTGACTTTATCTCCAACTTGTAGTACAATTTAATAAATGGAACTTACTAAACGAGACAAAGTAAAGATATTCAATGATGCCGCTAAGTACTCCTACTTAGAAACTGGCTACAATAATGATATGGATAAGTTTTATAGTTCTGATGCCTCTATTAGAACTACGGTTGGAAGGATTGTTGCTGAGGTAATGGAACATCATGAGTCTTTTGATATTTCCGAGGACAAGGTTAAGATGGTTAGAGACTTGATTGATGAAAGAAGCAAGTCTGGAAATACTAAACCAGCCAAGATATACAATAATAAGAAGATTGAAGAGTATTTGGATAAACCCTTGATGGAGGTAGTGTCTGGTAACAGAGATATGCTTTCTGCTGTTCTGCAAAAGAAGCTTCGTTTCTTAATGAACAATGATAAGGATTTGAAGAATACGTCTCTGTCACAGATTTCGTCTGCTTTTGATACTATGTTTGATAAGTCCCAGATTTTACAGGGGCGAGCCACAGAGAATATTGCCTTCCAAGGTACTATTAGTAATGATATGGACCCTGATGAAGCTATTAAGGCGGTTGTGAAGATGAGAGAGAATAATGTGCAGGATACTGACTAGTATGGCTAATAATGAAGAACAACTAAGAAGGAGAGCCAACTTTAAGGAATACATGAGTAGTGAGGAGTATGTGAATACCATTATACAGAGACTACAGATTAATGATGCCTGTATGAGTGGAGAGTCAAAAGAGCAGGCGAGAAATCAAATTTGGAATATTTGCAGGAGAGAGGATAATCCAGCAGAGGGATGTATCTTTTTTATTGAAAACTTCGGATTTACCTTTGACCCTCGTCCCCATGCTATTGAGAAGCATATGCCCTTTATACTGTTTGATTACCAGAAGGAAGCCATCAGAGATACTATAGCTGATATTGAGAATGGTGATGATACTGTTATAGAGAAATCTCGTGATATGGGTATGACATGGATTATCTTTACTTATATTCCTCTTTGGTACTGGTTGTTTAAGGATGGTTCTAACTTTTTGCTTGGTTCGTACAAAGAAGCCTTGGTAGACGATAAGAGTATTGACTCTCTGTTTGGAAAGATTGAGTATGCGTTAACCTCTTTACCTAAATGGATGCTACCTAATGGTTTCAAGCTTAATAAGCACAGAACTCACATGAAGCTAATCAACCCAGCCACTAATAATGCCATTACAGGAGACACTATGAACCCTAAGTTTGGACGAGGAGCGAGAAAAACCGCCATTCTGTTTGATGAGTTAGCTTTCTGGGACTATGCCAAGGATGCTTGGGAGTCTGGTGGTGACTCTACTTCTACTCGTATTGCTAACTCTACCCCTAATGGATATAACTTCTTTGCTATGTTGAGAGAGGGTGATGCTGGGAATGCAAATATTCAGACCTATCATTGGAAACAACATCCACTTAAAGACCAGAAGTGGTATGAATCCGAATCGGAGCGTAAGACAGAAGAAGCCGTAGCTAGAGAACTGGATATTTCCTACTCTAACTCTCTGGCTGGGCGTGTATACCCTTCATGGAACCCAGAATTTATTGAGAGGGGTGTCTTTGACTACGACCCCGCACTACCACTCTTTGTTGGTTGGGACTTTGGTAAGCAGGATGATACAGCTATCATCTGGGCACAAAAGGAAAGAAACGGTAAGTTACGTGTTATTGACTCTTACAGAAACAACAACAAGAATATAGACTTTTATATACCATTTATCAATGGAATCATACCAAATGAGTCATATTCATACACTGCCAAAGATATGGAGATTATCAAGAATCACTCTCGATGGAAAAAGGCTACCCACTTCGGTGACCCTGCTGGGCGGTTCCGCAATAGTGTGGTAGATAAGACAGTGTTCTCGATACTGTCTGACCACAACATAAGTATCAATTACAATAAATCTTGGAACAACTTCGAGTCAAGACGTTCGGCTGCTAGGCGTACTATTCGTTCCGGTATCCTTCTGGATAAGAATGATAGAACTGATTACTTGAATGTTTGCATGCTGAATGCTGCTTATCCTCAACGTAAAAGTGGTGGTAGAGAACATACCAACTCCAAGAAACCTAACCATGACTGGACATCTCACTACCGTTCGTCTTTCGAGTATCTCTGTCTAGGCATAGAAAATCAGGACGAAGTTGGCGGTAAGCCTAGTGATAAATTCAATGATGATGTTATTAGAAGTAGAAAGTCTCATAGTAATATCGGATATTAATATGCCACAAGAAGGTTCACAATGGTTTCAAAAGCTCAAAAGAGAAGCTAAGAAGATGAGTCCTCATTTACGCTTTGTGCGGATACAGTTAGGTTTCTATCGCATTTACTGGCAAGACGCATACCTGCATGAAGTATACAAAGAAATGCCAGAGTATGGCTATGACATGGAAGATATAGACCCAAGGCTTGATGATAAAGACTATTATGAGGAGTTTGAGGATTCTGCTGAACTGACAAGGAATATTAAGAACTATGTAGAGGGATACCATGATTCATATGACAAAATAAGAACTCGTTTGTTTTTGATGAGAAATGATAAGGAGTTTAATAAGAATGCTAAGAACGCATATAAGCAGATGTATATTACGTAGTTTACAATGTAATATATATGTGCTATAATAATATTACATATGGCTAAACCAATTCCTGAACCACGACAAATGAGAGAAGATGAAAAAGACTCTCCATTTATAGCTTCAGATAAACATCAAAAAGTTGTTCGAGATACCATTGGCTCTTTCCGAGAGAGTTATGAGGAGAGAAATAAGAATCTAAAGTATTTCGATGGACGTAATATTATTCAGTACATTCAGGATTCGGCAAGGCGTTTTTATACTAATGTTAATAAAAGAGAGGGAATTGATGAATGGCAGTCTACTATTCATGACCCATTCACACATAACAAGGTACTGGCTTTTCTATCTAAAGTAGTTAAATCATTACCTAAAGGTACAGTGTTATCCAGAGGGACAGACGATAAGCGAAAGGGAGAGATACTCTCTAAGCTGTATGACTTTTCAGAAGACCAAGACGACTACGAAGAGTTCATGGTCTTTGCTCTGTTTGAGGCGATTGAGAAGGGTACAGTTATTTGTTATGAAGGATATAATCAAGAAAAGCGTAAAGTTAGGGATATTGTCGGAAAAGATAAGGATGGTGACCCAGAGATTGAAGAGACTGATATTGAGGAGAATAAACTATTTGCTAGCATTGTTCCTATTGAAGAGTTCTATCCGGAGTCTATAGCGATTAGAAACGTTAAGGATATGAGTTACTGTTTCTGGTCAAAGGAGATGAACTACACAAAGTTCCAAGCGGAGTATAAGCAGTACAAGAACGTAGAACATGTAAAACCTTTCTCTCGTAGCTCGGACTCTGAACAGATTCCTGACTACATCAGAAACCTAAATGAAACGGTTAGAGAGGGTAATGTGCGTGTAATCAAGTATTACAATGAACAGACTGATGAATACATCATTCTGGCTAACGACATCTGGATTAACCCACTTAAGGGTGAAAAGGTAGCTCCGCTACCGTGGGCACACAAACGACTACCATTTTATAATATTAAATTCGACTTCTTTGGTTCAGACTTCTTTTACGGTAAGTCACTCCCTGATAAGCTAAAGAACCTACAGGATGTACTTGATGCACTTACTAACATGATGCTTGACCAGTCATTCCTTACTATCTTCTCCCCTATTCTTACTACTGGACAGACAAATGTTGAGGAAGATTACCTAAAGCCAGGTAGGCGTATCCCTGTTGATACACAGGGAATGAAGCTAAGTGAAAGCTTTATGAAGCTTGACCTTGGAACACCGAGTGGCTGGCACCAGTATATTCTTGAATATATGCGTAGCATTATGGAGGAATCATCTGTTGACCAGGTATCCCAAGGTGTCGCTGGTGTGGGTGACAGAACAACTGCACAGGAAATTAAGCAGGCGGCTGAAGCTGTTGAGGCTCTTCTTGGTCTGTTTGGTAAGATGATTAACTATGGATTGAAGCGAAAGGTTCGATTCCGAACATCAAACATCCAGCAGTTCTGGACAGACGAGAACACTCCAATGATGAAGAAGGTTATAGGTGGTGAGACCCAAGGCTTAATGGATGCATTTAATGAATTCCAGATAGATAACACTAGTCTGTCTGATGGGCGAAAAGGTACCATGATGATTAAGATGGTGAATGATAAGGAGAAAATGCCAAGCAAAGAGCGTCAACGTGTACGTAAAGAAATGCTTGAAGTTGAAAGTGGTAAGAATATTGAAATTATTACTATCCTTCCAGACTATATTCGTGATACTAAATTTGATATTGAGATTGGAATTGACCAAAGCCGTGCTTCAAGTAAGGACATTAACAAGGCGCTTATGCTTGAAAAGACAAGGGTTCTTAAGTCTATGTTCCCAGAACTTATTAATAACCAAGAGCTTGCTACAGAGCTGGTTGAGGCATACGACGGAGACCCTGAAAAGTTACTCAAGAATCAGGAAGCTCCAGATATTAGAACTAAACTGGCAAATCAGGGTGGCGAATCAGATGTGAACCAGCAGATGTCAACACAGCCACAGGGGAATGTTTCTAACAATATGGTGCGAGGTATGCAGGGAGGTGAACCTAATTCAAATGAATTAAGAGCATTACAAGATTCAATGAAAGGATAATATGATTTCATTTCTTAAAAAAAAGTTGATAAATTCACTTAGTGATGATGAGCTTATGGGTATATTCGCTAGTCGTTTCTCCCCTAAACAGAGAGATTTTTCTCAAGAGATGACAAGGCAGGTCTTTCAGGATATGTCTAAAGTAGACAATATTGATGCTTATCTAGAGGATATGATGTATAACGATATGAATCGTCATTTCTCTGCTACTGAACCAGAAGACCAGTTCAATATAAAGGGAGCTTTTCTACGAACTTCTTATGTGAAAAGCAACATTATTAAGGCAAGAAGAGGTTGGAAAAATGTTCAAGAAGATAAAGGCTTTGCTGGATACTTTAAGTAATACATACATTTGCACATATGTAAAGTTTGTGTTATAATAATAATGGACTTTTGCGGTCTTTAGTGACCTGTCGGTTTTACTGAAGACTACAGAAGTAGTCATCTATATCGGTGGACCCTACCACCTCCAGACTCAACTGGGTTACCAAGGGATTATTCGTTAAAAGGGAATATAGAATATGTCAAAAGAAGAAAAAGGTGAAGTGGAGGAGAATGAGGAAGAACAAGAGAATGAACAAAGTCAAGAAGAGAACGAGTTCGTTACAAAGAAAGAGTTCGACGAAATCAAATCAAGTCTTGTTGAGGAAATAAAAGAAGTACGTAAGGCAAAGCAAGAAGCTGAAGCTGACCGTGACCTTTTATCAAAGGAGAATGAACAAGAAGAAGAAAAAGATGAGGTTGACAAGAAGATTGAACAAGCACTATCTCAAAAAGAAAAAGAAGAGATAGAGCGTCGTAAAGCTTCTGCGGAGAATAAATTTAAGCAGAAGAACAAAGAACTCATGGAGGATGCTGACAAGAGTGGTATTAAGTGGGAAGCTGTGCAAGAACAGCTTGGACGACTTAATACTTCCAAGGCTAACACCGAAGAAGAGTTCATGGAATTTTATGAAGATGCTTACCGTTTAGCAAAAAGAGATTCAAGTAGCACTTCTAACAAACGAGGAACTACCCCTTATGCATCAGACAGTAACGCTGCTAAGCAGTCTAGTGGACCTGAAGAGTCTACAGATGGAATCTCTGCACGTGAGAGTGAGGTTATTGAACGTATTGGTTGGACTAAGGAAAAATTCTTAGAACAAAAGAAAAGACGACCAGCTTATGTTAATCGACTTATCAACTCTCCTTACTAAACTTTATATTACTAGTTAAAAATTAAAGAAAATGGCTTTCAAACGACAAGGAACACTAAACCCGCATGGGGCACCAGTACTTGTTCGACGCACAATCGCTAACAGCACAGAAGTGACTGTAAACGATTCTATGCGTATGAACGGAGGTTTCGCTGATTTGGGCGATGCCACTACAAATGTACTTGGACACGCTGTAGGAATTTCTACAAAGGGAGGCGTAGGAGTCTCAACTGACGGTAGCACAGGCGCAGAAATGGGTAGCTTTAACGGCACCTTTACATCTGCATCTGACAACCAAACAGTATCACAAGTTAAAGTTGAACTAGACATCTCACAAGATAGTCTACATTCAGCTGAGGTTAATGATACTCTAGGAACTACTACTGGCTCAGATGAAGACGGAAGTTACTTCGACTTAGCTGACGAAGACACGCTAAATGAATCTAGCTACAGTGCTACAGCAGCACAGTACCACGCACACAAAGCAGACCCTCAAGACAGTACACGACTTATCGTGAACATCTTCGAGAGTTCAGTATTTGGAGCGTAAACTACAGAGAATTTTATTCACTAATTAATTACTTAAAATGAGTGCAGAAACACGAGGAAAATGGACAGATTTGATTTCGGGCGTAGGTCTAGAAATCGCTGATGTCTTCGACCAGGGACAGGAAGAGTACAAGCCTGGTATCTCTCAAGTTCTTTCAGTCACAAACGGAGAAGGTGCACAGCGCAACTTCACTGGAAAGACTGGAGCAAGTCGTCTAAAGAAATTTGATGACGGAGACAACATGGGAGAAGGTACACGCCACAAGACTTATACTACTACAGTGGTATACAACAACTATGGTGAGTACATCGAAATGACATCTAACACAATTGTTGACCACGACTACCAGGAAGAGCTTGATGCAATGCGAGACCTTTCGGCAGCCGGTAACTTCTCACAAGATGAATCTGGTATGCAGATTTTCAACGGTGGATTTTCTACCGTAGAGGAGGTAAATGACTACACAATTAACTGGTACGGAGATGACGTACCTCTTTACTCAACAGTTCATCCGACCACAGTTCCAGGAGCTTCAACAAATTCAAATGCTTCTTCTACAGGAATTACATTTGGACACGATAATCTTGAAACAGGTCAGGTTGCAATGATTGAGCAGAAGACAGATGATGGTAAGCCAATCTCTATGATTGGGAAAGTTACCCTTATTGTTCCACCAGCACTTCGACGAGAAGCTATGGAGGAAACACAGTCAGAACTTAACCCACAGATTGATACCGATAATACACAGCAGAATGCTATCAACGTATTCCGAGGTGCTATTGACATGGTTGAAAGTACCTTCCTAGGTGCAGCAAACAGTGGTTCAGACACAGCTTGGTACCTTACTATTCCAGGCAAGAACAAGTTGTACCACGAGGTACGACAGGATGTAGACCTAAACCAGGACGTAGACATTAAGTCTAAGACGGTTACTTACACAGTAGATGCTCGATGGGCAAACTACGTACGTGACTGGCGTCGTAACTGGGGTTCAAAAGGTGACGGACAAGCATACTCAAG